ATTCCAGTGAAACCTGGTTTAGTTTCGTTTATTGAACCATCAAATTTTGGTGTAGATATTTTTCTTAAGATCTTCTGTGGCTTTAATGTCTTTGCATAAAATTCAAATGGTTGAATAATACTATCAGTTACTGTAGTTTGTGTGTCTACAGAAACAAATTTGGAACTATAGATATCATTTCTACTCTTTGCAAATTTTAAAGTAAATCCATCTACTCTCTGGACAAAATATAATCCATCATCAAATAGTCCAGTGTCTCTTACTAATCTTGATTGTACTGTTCCAGAATCATCAACATATTGTTGAGTGATTAATCTGGCACTATAATAAACTGCATCTCCAGTGTAGAATCCATGCTCAAAACCAGGAGATATTAAAAAGTCTGTTCCAGAGAAAGTTCCAGAGAATTTAAATTGTCTTGGTGTAACTTCAATAGGTTGTGCATTATACTTTGGAAGAGAAGGTGATGCAACTATGTAATCATTGCTGCCATTTTTATATAATGCATCAATACCCGTAGAGAATTGTTGAATTTGAGGGAAAGTGTTTGAAGATCCTTTTTGAATTCTTCTTTTAATTTTTAAAACTGTGTTTGGATTTAAAACACCTTGTCCACGAACATTAAAAGATTTTTCTCCAGAAATACTAACAATATTAGTTGCTTTTTCTGTTCCATCATTAATAACAATACTCGCAGAGTTTCCTACCTTAAAGTAATGCTTTACATTCAAAGTTATTTTATATGTGTAATCGGAAGAATCAATTAACTCAACCTTTGATACTTTATAGATTGGGGCAACATTATAGAACCATTTGTTTGTTTTGAAATTATTTTCAGTAAATCCTAAAGTCGTTATGTTTGCAGTAGTTCCTCTTTTTAAACTATTTGCATCTGTAGGTAATTTTAAATTATCATATACCGATGAAATTCTAACTCTTACGATCTCGTCTTGATTTAATTTCGATCTACCATACGCAAAAGTATTAATTCCGATAGTTGTTGCATCGGAAATATTTTTAGTTAAGTTGGTAACTCCAAAAAACTGAGTTAGTGATTTTGAAGTATATGATACTATGCCTGTTGTGGTGTCGGCATAATTTACATACAATTCTCCTGTGCTTCCAAATCCAACAGTTGACTCAACATCTATAATTGTTGATCCTGAAGAAACATTCCCAATAATTTTGGTTGATGCCTCTACAGAGAATTTGCCATAAGCAGATCCATCAACTCTAATATCTCTATTATATCCACCATCATAACTGAGACGATAGAAAGATTTGCCATATCCTACTTCAATTTTTTCTACAGAAGTAATTGGTGCATATGCTTTTTGAATTCTACTATCAAATTTGTATGCGTCTTGATACAAAGTAGCATATTCCAAGTTTTCTGGGTTTCCAGAAATTGCTTCAACAACTAATTGTCTTACTGCTTCATAGTTGGAATTAGAAGGCGTAAAAAGATACTCTGATGGTTTTACAACAGATACATCTTTATTATACAGTGCTTTGAAAAGAATTTTAAAGGAAGCATCAGTTCCTTTACTCAGATAAAAATCTTTAGATTGTTTTATAAAGAGATTTTGATTTAATTCAGAATCTAACTCTCTGTTTTCTAATCCTGGAAGAAATTGATGTTTTACTTTTAATAAAAATTCTTTTAAAAACAGGCAACTCAAGTTTTCAATAGATACACCAGCACCGTGGTCTTCCGATCTATTAGATTCAAATACAACTTCTTCTTTGTTTAAGTCATCCCTATAAGAAGTAATTCCAACAAAACCTCTTCTACACCCAATAAAAGAAAAATCAGTTTTTCCTGTATATGTAATTACTTCATCTTCAATTTTTAATAATCCATAAGTATCAGGAAATCCCTTTGTTCCTGTTGGAGATTTTCCTGGGTCAACTGTAATAGTTGTGTCGTAAAAAGTTATATCCGATCCAAGAATAACACTTTCAGACAAATTTGTGTTATTATCTAATTTAATGTATTTGTCAATATTTTGAATTAAATCAACCGGTCCACCTTGATACTCTTGTCCAAGATAGTATTGTTTTAAAAACTCAGATACTAAAGGATAATCTTCCCTTACATAAGCAGGAAGTTGGCTTGAGACAATAGTACTAAACTGAACTCTGGTTTCTGACATTTTATGAATTTATCGTCTTAGTATGAGGATGAACTGGAAGAAGTTCCTGATGTAGTTGTAGTGGCATTAGTAGTAGAATTACTACTTACATTAGATGTTGTTGTGTTAGTTGCTGATGAGGGACCTCCAGAACGAACTAAGTTGCCATTAGAGTAACTTGAAGATACGACATAGTTAGATGCTGAAGGATCTAAACCAGACGCTATCTCATCAATAACAGTTTCAAAATTACTGCTACTAATATCTAGTTGCAAATACAAATCCTGTAATCCGACAACATCATTTGATTGAGGAACTGCTTCAATTTCAATAATCGAAACTCCATCCTTTGGTTTTCCTGCAAGCATATTTACAGGATTCAACGTAATAACACCAGTTGTATAGATTATTGTTCCAACGTTTCTTCTCACAATAGTTGGAGACTGTGATCCTACATTTGGTAAAGTGAATAAGAAAATAGATCCAGTTACTTTATTTGTATCGGGAATATCTGATAGGTAAACATTCTCTTGAACTCCCGCAATTCTAAAAGCACTTGATTTTATATTATATCCATTCATATCCTTGATATGAATCTCATTGCCAAATCCAATCGAATACTCTGCGAAAGTGTTTAAGACCAATCTTAAATCCCTTCTCATCCTAACAGTTGTTATGTTAGAAGTAACTGCCTCATGACTGTCGTCAATTGTCTTCAAGAACTTACTATACTTAAATCTAGCACCGTATCGGTTCATTTCTGAAGATTCTGCATATTTTATCGCATTGTTTTGAACAATAGATGAAACTGCAGTCGCAGATGGTGCTAAATTTGAGTTATAGTAGATTTTGCTGTCAACTTCTAAGTACAAATATTTCAAATCAAGTATTTCTGGAACGATTCCTGCAACAGAATACTTTTTCAACTTCATTTTGATGTTTTCTTTGACCAAATTTGGAAGAAAATCCCCAAATTTTGGTTTTATGCTGATAAAAACTTTTCCATATTGTGGAGGAATCAACTCTTCACCACCAAAAACTGAAATTGACTCAGTTTCTGGATAAATTTTTGCTGGAATCAAGGTTTCGTAGTCATTTGCGGTCAATGCACGATTTTGAGAAGCATAAATTCTTGGTGCATACTTTTTAATTGACTCAACACCTTCAATTGGTGCTCCGCCAGATGCAGTAAGACCTGTTGTAACAGCAGAGATTCCAGAAGTTACCGTATATTCTTGAGCATTACGGTTGTACACCAATTTTCCAGCAAATCTGAATTTTCCAACTCCGTTTGCAGAATCTCCACTTGATGTAATATAATCTACAGTGATAAAATTATTATCTTCTAATTTATTTCCAAAAATTCCATCCCCAAAAATAATCTCATATCTTTCATCATCTGCTTCTTGAAGATAGTAGACTTTTGAGTCGGATTTTATATCAAATAAACTGTCTTGAACAGAATATTTCACACTTCTTGAAGATTGTTGATTTGGTTTGACCGAAACAGTCATCAAATCAGTATCAATTCCAATATTATCTAAAATAAACTTCTGATTAGGGGTTCTTGCATCAACAGTAAAGTTTGATGTTAATAAAGTTCCTTCATAAATGGGCACATTAACAAAATTTGCCTCATTATTATAAACAGGAACTGTAATATCTTCTAAAATCGAAAAGACATAAGATTGTTTACCAAAAGAACCTGATGAAGTAGCAACAATACCTTTTTTAAGAGTAATTGTTGATGGCGTTGGTGTAATATCTGTTGTTACAATATAAAAACTTATGGTTGCTCTTGCTGCTGATCTAGACTTCGGTAAGTACCCAATATTTCTTGCTAAAGAAACAACATTCTCTCTTAATGTTGCACTATCAATAAAAACCTCATTCGCAACCATGTTTGCGTTGTATGAGGTGATATAGGTATTGTATGCCAGAACATTCAAAATTGTTGAAAGGTTAGACCCTTCAAAATCATAGTCAGTAAAGTTAGAATTCTCTTTTAGATATTCTCTGAGAGTAGTTTTAACCTGTTCAAAGTCCAGGTTAGTAAAGTTGGATAATGGCATTTTTACCTAGTTGGTTGCAAAACAAATTGTAATTCTTGCGGAGGAACATCTGCACCTATGATTTCATAGGTAATCGTAGCATTAAACTCATTAGAGTCTAAGTCTGGAAGAATTTTAACATCAATCAAATCAACTCTTGGTTCATAGTTCAGAACAGACTGGATTATTTCCTGTCTAATAGCAGAAGCAGAGATATTATCTACATTCTCAAAAAGCACTCTTGAAATATTAGATCCAAAATTATTGTCAAAAAATCGTTCCCCAGGCACAGTAAACACAATATTTCTTATAGAACGGGCAATTGCAGTTTCATTCTTGAGCGCAATTAAGTCATCATTCAGAGGATTTCTCTTGAATGTCATACTGAGGTCCTTAAAACCCTGACTAACCCGTTCTAAAGGCACACGAATACGGCGATTATAACTTATTTATTAAGGTATCCGATCAAAATTCGTTCAGTGGGATGGGTTCAGTACCATATTCCCAGTCATCATAATCTTCATCATTGCGAATTTTTTCATGAAGTTCGTTTTGAACGTGAAAATCGTGTTTTTTGGGTGTTAAATCATCATTTGCAATCTCACGAAGCATTTTTTGATGCTGATGATTTGCCAAATTGTCTAAAAAATCGTGTTGAGTGCTCATTTTTCGTCCTCTTGAGGTAAATTTTCTCTTTCTTTAGCAGTTTTCCAGAAATATTCGTCCTCAC